GAGGATGGAAGAACGGCTACAAGCGATTGGAAGGAATTTACTACACAGGATGCCCTCTCGAAAGCAACAACTCCTTTACCAAATCAGGTAACGCTGGATGGCTCACAGGAGAACATCTTTCGATGGAATCATCTTATCTCTACCAACTCTAAACCACGCGGATTTGAGATTCAATATCGCAATGAAAATACAGCCTGGAAAATTTTAGTTGATAATCAAAATACAGATGATACTTTTTATGTTGTCTCCGCAAACACACTTCCGGCAGGCAATCTAGAGTGGAGAGTGCGAACCTACAACAGCAATCTCATAGCGGGAAAATGGAGCGAAACCAGCTCGATTATTGTTCGTTCTGCACCAACAACACCGATTATCACAAGTGTTACAACCAACCCGCGCCCTACTATCGTTTGGCAGGCGGAAGGGCAGGTGCAAGCTGAGATTAAGGTGGGAGAGAAAATCCAATCGGTATTATCTGCAAGCAAAAGCTATCGCTGGGCAGAGTTTTTGCCTGATGGCAGTGCAACAGTAAGTGTCCGCGTAAAAAATAGATTTAATCTTTGGAGTAAATGGGCACAGGCTCAGGTAATGATTCAAAATCATCCGACAGGGCGGGTTGCGATTGCTTCAAAGGTGGAAAACTTTAGTGCCATTGTTTCTGCTAAAAGCCAGTTTTCAGCCAACTATCTCTATCGGGACGGGGAGTTGATCGGAAAGCTGGAGCTCGCAGAGGGTGTGGAAGGAACCTATTCTTTTGTTGATGATACCGCCTTAGGAATGCATACCTACTATATACTTGGTGTGGATACGAAAAGCAACTATCAGCGCAGTGAGGAAATCAAAGCAAGTGTGCAAATCCCTTTCGGAATTATCTCTGAAAGAGGAAAGCAAAGCTGGGTGGAACTCAAAAAACGTAGAGGGGCTTTCCCGATGCATACAATCGCTAAAAAGTGCCCGGTATCTATGGTGTACTACGCCGGAAAATCGCTCCCAGTGGCTCATGTAGCAGATGAGCTAGGGGTGAGCCACACTTTAGAGTTTACCACCGATAAGCAGACTACGGACCGTGTGGAGGATCTGGTGGGCAAGAATATTATCTACAAAGATGTGCGAGGGGATTCTGTTGAGGGGATTTTGGTATCGGTAGAGTGCAATCGAGATAGAATGACGGATATTAAAATCGAAATCAGAGAAACGCAGCAGGAGGTGATAATCATTGAATAAAAGCCAGATTACTCCTGCTTTCCGGTTTGAAATCATTGAGGATGATATTTGCATTGGGCACGCACAGCCGATTGATAGCCCCGCAATCCAGTGTGATGCGGACGCGGATGTAAAGCTTTCCTTGTCCGGGGACTTTGTGCTGGATATTGCGCCACCAAATTGGCTCAAGGTATCTATCAAGCCTTATCTGATATTGGATGGTATAGAAAGTCCTTTGGGAGAATACCTCATTACGCAGGCGGATAAGTGCATCAATAAAAAAGGCGTACTTTTCTGGCGGATTAAGGGCATGGACCTAGGGAGAATTGTACAGCGTTCCCGAACGGAGGAACGTGTGATTTTCTTTCCCGGGCAACGATATACCGATATTGTCCAAAGCGCTCTCTTAAAGCTGGGAATTGAGCGGATTCTTACAATACAAAGTGATGCTGTTTTAATCAATACCCGCACGGATTGGGAGATTGGTACCAGCTGGATAAAAATTATTAACAGTTTGTTGGAAGAAATCAACTATCAATCACTATGGTTTGATGCGGATGGAAATGCCCGAGTAGAACCACAAAAACCGATGGATGGAAGCATCATCGACCATGAGTACAAAGCAGGAGAATTGTCCGAAATCAAAACAGCAGCCGAAAATAGTAGCGATATTTACAAGGCATACAATGTGTTTACGGCTATGGTTTCCTCACCGGAATATGAGGAGCCTTTGATTGCAATGGCGGTGAATGATTCTCCCACAAGCCGTATCTCTACGGTAAATATTGGCAGGGTGCAAGCACCAATCAAAAGATTGGATGATATTGCAAGCCAGGAAGAATTGCAGAAATATGCAGATAATCTGAAATTCCGATCAATGTGCTCGAATGAAATTTTTTCTTTCCGAACGGCACTGAATCAGCATCAGGTAGGGGATATTATCGCGGTGCATCACCCTCTGGCAGATGGCATTTATCAGGAAACAAAATGGAAAATGGCGCTTGGATTTGATGGAGAAATGATGCATACAGTGCAAAGGATTGTGATTGAATGAACGGAATATCATATCAAAATGAACGTCGGATGCGTATAGAGGAGCCATCTCAAATCAATTTTGCGACCGTAATGGGTGTGTACGAAGATGGGCTACAGCTCAAGTTTGACGGGGAGAAGGAAGCAACATCTAAAAGATACAGGTATAACAAATCCATCACCTTCCAGTTAGGCGACCGGGTAAAGGTAATGAGAGTGAGCGGCACCTATGTGGTAGAATATCCGATTGGGAAAGGAAAAATAACACTGCCACCAGGGAATGTGAGTGAAATTAAGGTATTTCCAAAAGAAACTAGTGTAGGAATTACATGGAAAGACCCGGAGAACACTATGATCAATGGGCATACTGTGAGCCGATGGGCAGGGACATATCTTGTGAGAAACGAATTTGATTTCCCTAAAAACGAAAAAGATGGAACTCTGGTTTTGAACAACCAAACGCGAAATGCCTACCTAAATACACCTTTTGAGGATAGTGGATTGGTACCAAATAAAAAATATTATTACGCATTATTTCCGTACTCCGATGAAGGCAAGGTGAATTATGATACTGATAATACTTTTACAGCACAGCCGATTAAAATTTTGAAATATGGGGTAAAAATCGACCAAAACAACGCCGACCCCGACACCAGAGTGGAGTATATCTTTGATGCGGTAGGGATGAGACCGGGAAGATTAAATCAGGAAACTGAGACATTTGATTATGGCGATTGGACGGAAATCGGATTTATAAAGGACAACAAACCTTGTATGCTCAAATTAGATGGAACGGTTGACTACTATCTGGACCCGAACAACTATAATTTGAAAGAAGATGGAACGCCATCTGATGCGTCTAATATCAATTATAACGGAAATGTAATGGCGGAAATGCCGAGATGGTATCTTTGCCAGTACAGCGAGGGCGGATATGATTATATCATTCTTTCTGAACAGATGGTAGACGACAGATACCAAGCTCTTGCTTTTACGGATTCCAGAGGAATCGTAAAGGATAAGATATATTTGGGCACTTTCCCTTCTTCTGCTCCGGCAAAATCTATTAAAGGAGCTCCCTATATAAAATATAAAGATTATGCCACAGCCATCAAAGAGCACGAAAGCGAAATTACTAATCTAACTTCATGGAGCGAACGGGATTATGTTGCGGCGCTTTTGATTGTACTATCAAAAAGTACAGATTTTTCCGCATGCTTCGGAGGCGGGTTTGTTACAGTTGAGAGCGATTCTCAATTTAACAAGGAAACAATATTCCATATAAAACAGTGGTGGGGGCAGGCGTATGCGTTTGTTGCAGGGATTTACACGAAATACAGTACCGAGCAAAAGGAATCGCAAACTTGCATCAAGATGCATCCGCCGTATAACGCTACAGGAGAAGGGCATCAAACTTTGGACAAGTATTATCTACCTGATAAAGAAGGGTGGATTAGTAGAATAAAAATAACTGAATTCGGGAAGCTAGCTTCCTTGATAAGAGGCTCGGAAACGACTTATTTCACATCGAAATATCATGGAAGCCCCGCTTCGTTCCTTTATCCTATCTCTCCCGGAACGGTATCTGAAGATCAAAAAGCCATCGGAATCGCTTTCATGACAAACAAAGACCACCCCGGCAGAATTTCCGCCCACCCATAAGGAGAAGCGACATGAAACATTACACTGATGTATATGGCAGCCAGCCAGAGAAGCCGCCTGAAATCGATACGCAAAGCTCACCTACCACGGTATATATCCGGGAAAACATCCGTAGAGCGGGAGATTTCTGGGTGTACGATGAGACACAATACACAACAAGGGAGTACATACAGCTACAAGCAAACGAATTAAAAAATATGAAACTTGCTGCTGCCAACTTGTACCAAGAACTATCTGTAGCAATGATGGACAAACTACCCGAAAGTGCGGGCTATTTTGCTTCTGTTTATCCTGTATGGCAACCAAACACCGAATATAAACAATGGCAACTGATTACCTACAAAGATACTGTTTATCAGGTGCAGAAGGACACCATTTCGCAGGAAATTTACCCACCAGATGCAGTAGGCGTGTTTTCCATCTATATGCCCTATATCGTCCCCGACGCAAACGGCGTGAAATCATGGGCCTACGGTATGCACATCCGCGCAGGCGACCTTGTGCGCAAGAACAACACTGTATGGGAGAGCAAAAAAGATATGATGCCTTGCGTTTGGGAACCGATGGAGGGAAACGAGTGGGCGTTAAGGGGTGAACGAATATGATTGTATCTGGTACAAACCTAAAAATGACCCGTGGTGACAGTGAGTGCTTATTGGTTACTATCAGCGGATATGAGGTGCAACCGGGGGATAAACTGGAGATGACGGTGAGGTCTTATGTTGGTGGAAAAGTGCTGTTGCACAAAGAAGTAAGCGACTTTGAAAATAATGCGGCAAACATCCCAATATGGCCAGAGGATACACAAGCACTTAATTTTGGGACATATATCTATGATTTACAATTTACCTTTGCAGGAGGTACTGCTGTTAAAACGATTGTGAAACCATCTCGATTTACTGTAGCGGAGGAGGTAACCTATGATTACTAAGATGGACATAATGGTGCCGCCAATCGACCCATGCCCGCAAATCAATGTAAAAATCGAGGGAGCGGGAAGCCCTGGAAAAGATGGGCTACCAGGACCACAAGGACCTCCGGGTGCACAGGGACCACAAGGCGAGCAAGGTCCGCAGGGAAACCCGGGTCCGCAAGGGATACAGGGCGAGCAGGGAGCAACAGGACCAGCAGGACCGAAAGGTGAGCCGGGCGAACGGGGACCGCAGGGAGATCAGGGGTTGCCGGGCAAGGATGGAGCACAAGGGCCACAGGGGGCACAGGGCGAAACCGGACCGATGGGACCACCCGGACCGGAAGGAAAACAGGGACCGCAGGGTGTACCCGGACCGAGAGGAGAACAGGGAATACCTGGACCAAAAGGTGACCCCGGAGAGCCTGGACAAAAAGGAGAACCCGGCAAGGATGGTTTAGGGCTACCTGCTCCAACCGCACAGGACGCCGGCAAAGTACCGATGGTAGACGCTGGTGGCACTGGGTACGAGCTGGGTGAAGTGGCAGTAGATGCCTATACCAAAGCAGAGAGCGATAAGCGGTATATGCCTTTGGCAGCAGGGATTAAGCCGATTAAGAGCGGAGAGTTTGTGACACTTAACGACAGTGCCGACCTTGCATTGCAGGGGCTTAAAATCTATGGCAAAAGCACGCAGGATGGTGTGCCAACACCAGAAAACCCCATCCCGATTGTGAGTGTGGGAGAGGGTGGGAGCGTTGATGTAAGCATCAAAAACGCCAATCTGGTAGATATTACACCGTTTACAGCAAACATCTCATCCGGGACGGGATGTGCAATTTTTGATAAG